CTGCGTAACAAAGTGGGTAGACCCAGAAGAGACGGTCATTTTTGAATGAGTAACTTTGACTACAAAGATAAAGAAGAATGGAAGGCTTTAATCTTCACTATTGTGTTTTTTAGTGTTGGTTTTAGTTCATTGCTATGGATAAATTAAAGGAATAATGATAATGATTGAGGAAACAAAAGAAGTAATTGATGTAGCCGCGGCATCCACTGCAATATTAACTATAGGCGCATGGTTACCACCTATTGCTTCTTTGTTTACTATTGTTTGGTTGGGTTTACGCATATATGAAAGTGACACTGTTAAACAACTATTAGGTAAGAAATAATTATGACTACTCTATTAACTAAAGTAAGTTCTACAGCGGACGCAGTACCTACCGCAGGAAATCTTACACAAACTTCAAGTGGCGCTGAGTTAGCAGTTAATACTGCTGATAAAAAACTATACTCAAAAAACAGTTCTAATGCTGTAGTTGAGATTGCAGGGGCATTGCAAGCTTATCCTGTAGGTGCTGTTTATATTTCCGTTGTTGCTACGTCCCCTGCTAATTTATTTGGAGGTGAGTGGGCTGTCTTTGGGGCAGGTAGAGCGCTTGTAAGCTTAGACGCTACTGACACTGACTTTGATGCGCCAAGAGAACTACAAGGTTCTAAAACTGTCGGCGTTGCGGTAGACACTGTAATTCCTACTACTGGTTATGGTTTAACAGGAAGCTCAGGAGGTGCTCTAATAAACCCAACTACTAGTGGAGCTTTAATTGTAGGTGACGGAACTGGTGATAGTTCGGACAGAGATGACATGGCTCACGCTACTTCTCCAGCGGCGGTTACTTCCTCTACAACTACAGTATCTGTAATACAACCGTCCATAGTTGTATACATGTGGGAAAGGACTGGATAATGTCCATTATTACTTCATTAATTGGCCCTGTCTCAGGTTTATTGGATAAATTTATAGAGGACAAAGATAAAAAGAATGCGCTTGTGCATGAAATTACAACAATGGCAGAAAAACACGCACAAGAGCTTGCTAAAGGGCAAATTGAAATTAACAAGATTAGCGCAGGACATAAGTCGCTTTTTGTCTCTGGTTGGAGACCTGCTGTTGGGTGGACTTGTTGCCTTGGCATGGCAAGTAACTTTCTTCTTATCCCGTTGGCAAACTTTGCGCTTGCTTTATCCAAGTCTACAATCGTTGTTCCTTTAATTGATTTGTCAACAATGATGCCTGTACTTCTTGGTATGTTAGGACTGGGCGCAATGAGAACAGTAGAAAAAACAAAAGGGGTTCAAAGGAACAACTAATGAAATTCACAAAGCAAGGATACATACTCTTATGACTTATTTACAACTTGTACAAAGTGTACTAAGGCGACTAAGGGAAGACGATACAATTACGTCTGTATCGGATAACAGCTATTCTAAGTTAATAGGAGAGTTTGTAAACGATGCTAAAAGGATTGTAGAGGACTCTTGGGATTGGTCTTCACTACGTACAACATTTACTATTAACACAGTAGCTAATACATTTAGTTATCAGCTAACTGATTCGGATGTCAGCCTTAAAACATTGGATGTTATTAACGATACATCCAACTACTTTATGAGACCTGTGTCATCCCACTGGATGAATAATGCTTACTTAAACAGTGGTGTGCCTAATAGCTCACCTGTGTACTACTCTTGGAATGGTTTTAGTGAGACAGGGGAAGCTTTAATTGACCTATATCCTATACCTGACAAAGAGTATGTCATACGTGTTAATGCTGTGGATAAGAAAGCACCTATGGTTGCTGACAGTACTACCTTGTATGTTCCTTCCAATCCTGTAATACATTATGCAGTAGCATTGGCTTCTAGGGAGCGAGGGGAAACTGGTGGTACATCCTCAGCGGAACTGTTTGCTATTGCAGATCAAACATTGGGTGACATGATTGCTCTTGATGTTGCAAGACAGGAAGAAGAAACTATTTGGAGACCAGTATAGTGGCTCAACAATTACAGAACGTAACAATTAATGCACCTGCGTTTGGCGGTATTAATACGCAGGACTCTCCTGTGGGTCTTGATCCTAGTTATGCGTCTGTTGCAACTAATTGTGTTATTGACAAGTTAGGGCGCGTAGGGGCTAGGAAAGGCTCAGTGTTGTTGTCTACAGCTACAAATACCGCAGGAGCTTCAGCAGTAAGCACAAGCACTGTAAAAGTAGAAACAATATTTGAGTCCTTAGATAAAAGTGGTGATAAAGTTGTTTTCTCTGCGGGTAACAATAAGATATTTAGTGGTACATCAACTTTAACTGACATAACTCCTTCAGGTTATACTATAAGTGCTAATAACTGGAAGGTTGTCAACTTTAACGATCATGTTTATTTTTATCAAAGAGGGCATGAACCTTTAGTTTATACTGATGAGAGCGGCTCTGGTGTTTTAGAAGCTATGTCTAGTCATAGTCATTCTACAGGAACATCTCCTTACGGGAACGAAGTACTAGCGGCTTATGGTCGTTTATGGGTAGCTGATGTATTAAACAATAAACATACTATTTATTGGTCAGATACTTTAAACGGACATGCTTGGACAGGAGGAGCAACAGGCTCTATTGATTTAACAACTGTATGGCCTACAGGTCACGATGAAATTGTAGCGCTTGCGGCACACAACGGTTTTCTTATTGTTTTTGGTAAAGTATCTATTGTTGTGTATTCTGGTGCAAACGATGTTGTTACATCTAATGTCTTTAAACTACATGACACTGTAGAGGGCGTAGGTTGCGTTGCTAGAGACTCCGTACAACACACAGGTACTGACATTGTATTCCTATCGGATTCAGGTGTACGTAGCTTTGGTAGAGTTATACAGGAAAAGTCTATGCCTATGCGTGACATAAGCAGAAACGTCAGGAATGACTTAGTACGCTATGTTAGTGAGGAAAGAATAGTAAACTCTACACTAGCTTCCGTTAAATCTATGTACAGCCCAGAGGAAGCTTTTTATCTTTTAACTTTACCTAATAACAATATAACGTATTGCTTTGACATGAGACAGGCGTTACCTGACGGATCACACAGGGTTACAACGTGGTCAACTCCTATTGCTTTGTGTTACACAAGAACACAGGACGGTAAGATATACATGGGAAGACAGGGGGGTATTTATGAGTACAAAGGTTTTACTGATAGAAGTGGTGTTTATATAGACACAGGTAATGATGGAATACCTGACACTTGGGATTATAAAACATCTTCCTATCAGCTATCTTACTTTAGCAACCCATTAGATTTTGGAAATTCATCTAATATTAAATTCCTTAAAAAGTTTAAAATGACAATTATTGGGGATGCGGCGGCACAATCCGTTCTTAATTGGGGATATGATTATTCAGATTCTTACTATAAGCAAACTTTTACATCCACAAGAACTAATGCAACTACAGCTTTTTACGGAGTTGCAGAGTACGGTATTTCTAGTGTAAATACTCCTGTAGGAGCAACTGCTGATTTTACAGAAAAGTTGGTAGACCCTACTAACCCTAGTGGTGCTAGAGTTCCTGCTACTGAGCCTTCTTTTGAATACTCATTAGGAACAGAAATACAAGTACCTAACGTACAGGGTTCAGGACATGGAACAACAGTTACTGTAGGTTTAGAATCAACCATTAGCGGATCAGAATTTTCCATACAAAAAATTGACATTAACGTATTACTAGGGAGACTTATTTAATGAGTAATTATACAAAAACCACGGACTTTGCGGCTAAGGATTCGTTACCCTCTGGTAATGCGGCTAAGATTGTGAAGGGTTCGGAAATAAACACTGAGTTCAATGACATTGCTACGGCTGTTGCAACTAAAGCAAACCTAGCAGGGCCAACATTCACAGGGACAGTTACAGTCCCTACACTATCAGCCGCTAATATTGCGGGTACTTTAGCAGGAACAATTAGCGGAGGGAGTTACTAATGGGTTTTTTATCGGACTTGTTATCATCAGGTCAAGAATATAAAAGTGCAAAGAGACGCATTAAGCGCATGGAAGATTTTAGAGGTGACATGCTAGAGCGAGGTACTGCCGTAGGTGAGCAAGGATACGAGCAGTCACAGTTTGTACCCTTTAGTGTCACATCTAGCTTAGGCGGAGTACAAGGTACTGCTGAAGGTGGGTTCGACATGAACTTGTCTCCAGAACAACAGGCCATGCAGGATCGTTTGTTTGGTATGTCAGGCAGTTTCCTAGATGAGCTAGGCGGTGATCCTCTTGAAAGACAACAGGCTTTATATGAGCAAATAAGAGCTATACAACGGCCTGAGGAAGAACGTCAAAACCTAGCTTTAGAAAATAGACTATTGGGTCAAGGTAGATTAGGCTTAATGACTTCTCAATACGGTGGTAGTCCAGAGCAGTTTGCACAAGCTTTAGCTCAAGAACAAGCACGTAACGAAGCTTTCTATAATGCTTATGGACAGTCTCAAGCAGACAGACAGCAAGCTTATGGTTTAGCTAGCGGTCTTATGGGTCTAGGTTATGTGCCACAGCAACAACTAAGTGAGTTGTATAAAACTGCTACTCCTACAGCATCCTTAGCACAAAGTGGTAGAGAAACAGGTGCGGCCTTAAATGTTGAATCAATGTTACAAACTTTGTTTGATGAGCAATCGGGTTATGGAAGAAGCGGTTTAGAGATTATGGGCCAACAAGCAGATAAAGATGATATAAGAAGCGGTTTCTGGAATGATTTACTTGGTACTATAACAAGCGCAGTTACTGGTGGAGCTAGTGGCGGTTCTGGTGGGCCTAAAGCCTAATAACAAACTATTTATAGGACAATATAATGGCAGATCGAGATTTAGTGGGTTTATTAACAGGTATTCCTACGCAACCAATTCAGGTATCTTCAGACCCTTGGCAACGATTAGCTCAGAGAAGTAAAGAAGGTGTAAAAGCCGGAGCTTCTGGCGGTAGGGCCGTAGGTAAGCTGTTTGCTAAACTAACAGGAAGAGAAGTTCCAGACAACCCTATGGAACAACTAGAAAAATTACTTCCTAATATGAATCCTGAAAATCCTGACGATTTAACT